GTCTTGGTTTCCTTGCTCATCTCAGCCTGCCCACTCCGTAGAGCGAGCAGACGGTGGGAGCTAGGCGTAAAACTGACTGGTTGAGCCGTAGAACACCTCAACTCCGGGGTTGAGGGCTTGGAGCTGCTTGACTACCTCTTCGGGTTGCATAGGTGGAAAGAACGCTGTCGGGAGAGTATCGGTGTTGAAGCCTGCCCTCATCTCAACTGCGTGCGGCCCCAGGAAACGTGCCATGTAGATAGTGTGCCCAGCTTGGGCGTCGAATGCTTCATAGACCTGTATGCGGTTCATCGTGTTTGCTCCTGTTTGCTTGATCATCATGGGTGCAGCATACACTAAGCGGCTAAGGTTGTCAAGAGAGAACGTTAGGCGAAGAGCATAATACTTGGGCGGCGAATAGGACGGGCAGGGCTACGGACACAGTTTGTCACTCAATGGACACGGATTGTCAACAGTTATGGCGAGTTTGCCTGATTCCAGCTCTCGCCTCAGAGCGAAATGAGCGCATAACTGTCCATGTTTCGTACACTTAGGCTGTATTGGGTAGGCAACCCAATGGGTTTCTAGATCGGGCCAGCCACAAGGCGTATGGACTCAGTGATCTAGCCCATCGGCGCGCCTCTGTAAGCCCCCGGTTGGGAACAACTTGGGAACAAACATCGTCGGGAGTCCCTATATCGGAGGCCGGGGGGCATCCCCAGGCTGGCCGCGCGCACATACATATCGTGCAAGCAACGACCCAATCAACAAATGAGTTTTCTTCGCTTTCCTTTCGCGTTTGGGGGTGTTCTGAGTACCCTGATTTTGAGGCGCTGAGGGGGGTACAGACGACGATCTCCCTCCGAATGGCCTACGTTAGGGGTTGATTTGGGAGAAGGCCTCCTACGGTGTTTTTGTGGTAGTCTCCAGCTATGAAAAACGACGAAGAAGCGGTATTGAAACAGGAGATCATTGCCAGCCTGAAACAGTCTGACCCGTGCCCTCACAACTCAGTCGGTCGGTGTTGGGACTGCATAGCAGAGGAGTTCCTGAAGAGGCTGAAAGAAGCTGGCTACGCCTTAATCCTCCGCACCAACTAGGTGTGGTAAAATGGAGACGAGCGGGCAGTTTGGTTCCCCCTCACTGCCTGTTGCTGTGAGTGCCACAACCTGAGGCAATACCCCGGCTAGTCTCCTGCTGGCCGGGGCCTGTGGATTTCGCTTTTCCTTCCCGTTTCGCTTTAGATTTGCTTCCCATGAGAAAATAGAAGTAGGGGGGAAAATTGAAGTTTCAGGAGCAGGGATAGCCTTGTCGAGAAGGATTGTGAAGACAGACAAAATCCACGTTATTGAGACGCGGCATGAGGCTGTCCATAAAGAGGTCATCGAAGAACTGGAAAAGTGCCTTGCCATCGCCAGGGACAATCCCAGCATTCACACCGTCATCATCTGCATGGAGGACCGCAAGAAGAATGTCGAAATCCATTGGTCCACCTGTGATGATCGGGCCTACCTGGGGTCACGGCTGATGCTGGCCGGCCTGAAGCGCATGGGGGTCAAAACTGGGGGGTGATGCCAAGTGAAACCGATGGAAGAAGAAGTTGGTCCTTTCGGAAATACCGTGCTGTAGCGGGGGTTCACCGAGCCGCCTGAGAAACGAGTGAAGCAAGGAGTTTCCGATTGCCGATAGACGACCGAGAATTTGGAGAGTTCGTTGGTTCCACCAACAAGTCTTTGCAGAACATCGAAACCTCACTTCAGCGGGGGAATGAAAAATTCGACCAGTTCGACAAACGGCTTCGGGCGGTGGAGACGCACAATCCCAATGGTTGGCGTGGCGCTATTCGTCCTGGTGCCATTGGAGTTGGCGGCGCCGGTGCCCTCCACTTTGCCTGGGAAATCTTTCGAGCAATGGTTCCTGGAGGATGAGTTGAGTCGGAAGTTATCAGACCTCAGTACGCGATTTCGACCCTTAGCGGTGGAACTGATCGCCCGCTGCGCTCAAGAAGGAATCCCTCTGATGGTGCTGGACACGCTGCGGACTGAAGAGGAGCAAGAGGAAAATCTCAAGAAGGGCGTCTCCTGGACTAAAAACTCCAAACATCTGCCCCAATTTCCTGAGATGCGTGCCGAGGCGATTGATATTGCGCCTTACGCCATGTACCAACTTTCCGGGCCAGACAAGTTGCAGTGGGATGGAGACGACCCAGTATGGGAAAAGATCGGGAAGATTGGGGAGTCCCTCGGTCTGGTCTGGGGTGGGAGATGGCCGAAACCAAAACGAGACTCTGCTCACTTTCAAGGTCCGTGGACGAGGATATGAAAAAGCAAAAGAAAAAGAAAAAAGTTCGTAGTCTGAAGGAACGACTCTTGCGGCGGTGGAAAGGGACCGCGCTGGAAGTGAAAACTCTCTGCTGGGGTCCAATGCAACGCGATGATGAGATAGGCGGAGAAGAAATGGATTGCTGGTTGGATGACATATCGAGAGGACGTTTTATTCCAGCATCATCTTTTTCAATGGAGGAAGCACCACGCTCAACCTAACTCCAGAACAGCAGCACAGAAGGGACTTGATATTCACAATGGCCGACCTAGAGGTTTGGGTTTATGGACTGGAATCAGGAGAGCCAACCGACTCATTAGGATTCTCACTTGCAATTCCTGAAAGAGCCAAACTTGTTCTGGATTGGAGAAAGACTGTTTCGCAGAACTAAGGAGGAACCATGAGACTCGGAATCGGAGGAATCGTTTTCATCGTTGGCTTGGGCGGCTTTATCGCTGGCCTGATCCAACTGGCGCAAGACCCGTGGGGTTTGGGTTTCTTGCTCGGCGGTGCAGCAACGGCTTTTGTGGCAGTCAAGATTATGGATTTCAAGCTCGGCGGGAACTAGATGGGCCTGAAAAGCATTCTCAAGAAAGTTGGCCTCGGTGCGGCTATGGCGGCGAAGTTCACGCCAGCAGGCCAGTTCCTTGAGCCAATCCTTTCCAGCCTGAAAGGAGCGGGCTTAATCAAAGACCCCGAAGCGGAACAGAAAGCGCGGGCGCTGCTGGAACAACACCAAATCCGACTGGCGGAACTCGATATGGAGTTCGTCAAGTCCGTCAACTCAACCTACCGGGCGGAGATTCAAAGCGGAAGCGCCTGGCAGCGTGGATGGCGTCCGATGGTGGGCTACACCTTCGCCTTCGTCATCATCAACAACTACATCGTCCTGCCCTACTTTCCGAACATCGCTCCAGTGGAAATTCCAGCCGGCGTGTGGACTGCGATGTTAATGGTGCTGGGAATTGCGGCCGGAACAAGAGGATTAGAAAAATGGCAAAAAGCAAAGAACAAGGAGTAAAGAACGAAATGAAAACCGAAGAGAAAGTCTGTCCGAATTGTGGTTTCTGTCCGACCTGCAAGCGTCCGAATCAGATATTTTCGCCTTATCCGGTGTACCCCTATCCTGTGTACCCCTGGTACTGGACTTACCCCTACCAGTATCCGAATACCACCTACATTCCACTGACGGGTGATGCCATTCCCATCGACACCAGCACCGGAACTTCGTCAGTTATTGCGGGCGGAACCGTTTCACTACCTGGAATAGCCACCACAGCGGGAAACGACTATGGCCCAAGCAACTAGCTTCTTCAACCAACCAGCAAGAGCACCACTGCAAGGTGCGCGAGAGGCACGCCTGCGAGCTGGGCTGGCTGCTTCGCCCGCCGAACGCCAGTAATTGATCGAACGATTCAAGAACCAGCCGTTTCCAATGCGAGGACTCAATCGCAGGATTCAGCCGGTACCGCTAGGGAGGATTTGAGATGGCAACTACACCAACTTCTCCGTGGGGAGCACGTCGCCGAGAGATTCTTGCCAGTGCAGCGCGTACCGCCACCGGCAACAGCGACACACTGACGGGGATTGAACGTTACACCTCGTTTGTTGCTTTAATCGATGTGACCGCCAACGGCGGTACCAGCCAGACGCTCGATGTCGCTGTACAAACACTGCTGCCTGACGGAATAACGTGGCAACCTCTTGCACAATTCCAGCAATTCACTACCTCAAATTTAATGCGGGTGGCTTCAGTTGTTTCTGGTGGAGATTCGATTGGTGATGTAGATACAACATTGGCTGCTGGAACCATCAAAGACTTTGTGCTGGGAGATACCTTCCGGGTGCGCTTCGTAATCGGAGGAACAAATCCTTCGTTCACCTTTGCCGTTTTTATCAGCCTCTATCCATAGGAGACAGTTGAATGAATCGCAGAATGTACATCGGTGTGGCTTCCACTCCGGCAGCAGCGACGGTGGATACGGCGGGGGAAGGGGGATTCTTTGGGTTCACTGTGGATATTATAAATGCTGGTTCTAACACCAAGATTTCCGGTGGTGCAGAACAAAACTACGTCTATCAATTCGTGCTTTATTTCCGGGCCGTCATCTCAAAGGTCTCCAGTGAAATACGAACCGCAGAGGTCGGTAAGTTCTACGGATTGGGAATTTATGACATCAATAAAGATTTAGTAGCAAGAACCGCCCAGATAGGCATGGACGCTACCGGAATCCAAGAAACCGCATTGGTGGCTTCGGCCACACTGGAACCCGGCGTTTATTACTACGCACAGACTACAGACGGAACAACTGGAGAATTAAGAGGGACAATTCTTGGTACTGCCTCTATGACTATTATGAATGAAGGCTCTGAAAACAGAGTCGGCAGGGCGGCAAATGATGGGGTTGCTGGTGTTCTCCCCGCGACGATGGGCGATATAACGGCTACAGTCAACAGGTCACCCGCCGTAGCATTTTTCAAACCCTAATGCCCACACTCTGCCTCATCCTCGCAGGCTGGTTCTGGCCGCTGATTACTGGCGGGTTGAGGTTCGTCTGGTGAAACTCACATTGAAAATCAAACCGACTGCAACCATCCAAGCGAGAGTGATTCGCAAAGATGGTTCAACTGAGATTCACGAGGGTAAAACTACCTTCCGCCATCCCTGGAATTGGTTGCAACGATTGTGGTGGAAGCATGTTTTGGGCAGAGCAATTCCACTGAGAGGGAGAATACCGAAATGGCAGCTTTGGTGACGGACGTTGGCGAACAACAGATTGCTCAGCGCATAAACGGAGCAGGAACAAAACCCGACTGGATAGGTTCCGGCACCGATGCGACGGCGGAAGCGGAAGGAAATACTGCACTTGGAACTGAGGTTGAAACCCGCGACCAGGATGCGTCGCCTTCCGTCACGACCGACACCTACACGGTGGTTGTCACCCACACCTATGGGGCTTCCTTCACCATCGTCGAAGCGGGACTGTTCGATGCTTCCAGCGGCGGGAATATGTACGTCCGTGGAACTTTTGGCGGGATCGCGGTTGGGAGCGGGGACAAAATAGAATTTACGATCGACACGCAGATTACATAGATGGCGAGTGAACGCCAAGCACCCGATGCCATCCTTGCTCAAACGAACCTCTCAGGAGTCGTTGGAGATATTCAAGATGATCCAGATTCTCCCGATGCCAACTGGCTCACAGCACCGGGGAACAACGTCAACACCGATGTCAGAGTTTCATTCCCTACTCCCACCGGAAGCCCCGATGTGGGAGCCGACCTGCAAGAGTTTCGCGCAGAGGTTCGTGAGTTTGATACCGGCCAGACCGGAACACCCAAAGCGCGAATCGAACTCTGGGAGAACGGCGCTTTGGTTCGTGCTAGAAGCAATGTCAACGTCTCCGGCACCTCTCAGGTTATCGCCTTTACTTGGAATGCGAACGAACTAGGAACAGCCGATGGCTCACTGGTGGAATGCAAAGTGGTTGGGACGAAAAGTGGGGGTTCTCCGTCGTCTCGAAACACCGTTGAAGTGGGCGCGGTGGAATGGAATGTCACCTTCACGGCGGGAACTACGTTTTTTGAAACGCTCAGTGCGACTGCGGTAGCAGGATCAACCATGTCAAACGTGCCTACATATGTTGAAAGTTTGGCAGCGACCGCCACCCCGTTAGCGAGTCTGAATCTGAAGATGTTTGTTTCACTCACCGCTACCGCGGCAGCGATTTCCACCATAACCAAAAAGATGTTTGAGACGCTATCTGCCACGGCGGCCGGGGTAGCGACCATAAATGGCGCGAAGTTCGTCCAGCAAACACTCTCGGCCACCGCCACGCCGATCTCAACTATTTCCAATCTGCCGACATTTACGGAAACCCTTTCTTCTACTGCGAGTGCACTTTCCACCATCGTGACCGACTTCATTGCAGGAGTAACCACGGGCAGATTGTACTGGGGCCGAACCAAGTCTTCACTTCACGCTTGCTGGCGCTGGTTGCATACGAAGCGAAGGAAAGGGGGGTTGTAATTCCTTTAGGCAAAGGAGTTCGCTTTCGCGTCAAGCAGACCAAGAAGGGGCCGGCGCGTTTGGCGTTTCGGGGAAATACGGTGGTAGAGGCCAAGAATTTGAGGACAGGAAAAACGCACACACCGAGCGAATTTCGCAGAGATCGCGCCCGACGGACGGCGCTGGCGAGGAAGCGATAAAAGGGAGGAAACCATGAGTGATATTTTGGGTGGGATTTTGGTCATCTGTTTTACTGCGATCGTTTTGCTTTGTCTGCACAACTTGAGGTGTCCACAGTGCGGCGGACATTTTGCACACCTCCGTGGTTGTGTCGGAAGGATACTTCCGAGAAAACGATAAGTGCTTGACCCTCGACAACTCGCAGTTCTCGATACTTGGCTGAGAGATCGGCAGCGGGCGAGGACTGACTTGTTCTGGCTGTTGACGGAAGTGCTCCAGTACCGCGACATTGAGCGCAAAGTCCACATGCCGATCATAGAGCACTTGCAGAAGTTTCCTGGTGGCACCGACTATGTGAACAAATTCAGCGGGAAATTCCTGAAGTATGAACCGAAGGTTGACCTGTGGCATCTCGAAGGGCCACGGAAACGTCTGATTCTCTACCCACGTGGTCACTTGAAAACCACCATTATCACAATCGCGCATTCAATTATGTGGATCCTCAATTACTCCGACATTCGGATCATGGTTTCTTCCGCTACCGGAGAACAGGTGAAGAAGGTCATCACGGAGACGAAGGCGCACTTCCAGTTCAACAACAACTTCCGGTTTCTGTTCCCTGAGTATTGCCCCGAAGCTAGAAAGGCTGGAGACTTCGGCACCCAGGAAGCCTTTACCATTCCTTGCCGAAAGCGCAAATGGCTGAAAGAGCAAACCGTTTCCACCTGTTCGGTGGGAAAGGTCATCGCCGGCGCCCACATGGAAGTCCACAAGCATTCCGACTTGGTGGACAAGGAAAACATCCGAACCCCAGACCAGATTCGCACTGTGCGTGACCACTATCGCTACATGGGGCCGTTGCTAGAACGTGGGCCGATTCCCCCGCATCACGGCTGGGAAGACATAGAAGGAACTCGCTACGATTTTAGTGATCTTTACGGAACTGAAGTGATTGACAAGGAAGAGAAGTTGCCGGAAGGCAAGCGCCAGTGGGCCATCCTGATTGATGCTGCTGAGCGAGCTGACGGTTCGATCTTGTGGCCGACACGGTTTCCGAAGAGTGAATTAGAGATTGAAAAACAGAAGATGGGTGACGTATTATTTGCTGCCCAATACCTAAATAATCCAATCCCCGACGCCGGCGGTCTAGCCACACGCGAAGAGATCAAATTCATTCCGCGAGAGATCGTGCGCCGGATCCCCCTGCGCGTCCACTGCACCATTGACCTGCACGGCATGGAGCAGGGAGCAAGGAACGATTTCACCGTCTTTAACGTCACAGGATTCGACCGGGATGCGCGAGCTTACATACTCGACCTGCGCCACAAAAGGTTCACTCCCTTCGAGGTGATCGACAACATCTTCGACATCTTCGACAAGTGGAAGTGCGATTTCAAGATCGAAAAGGACGCTCACGCCCGCGTGTTGCTTCCCTTCCTGACCCGCGAGATGGCAAAGCGCCGGAAGTATCCCATCATCATCCCGATCCAGCGGGATAATCGAGTGTCCAAGAAACAACGGATTTGGGGTTTGCAGGCGTGGTTCAAGGGCGGGATCGTTCGGTTCTGTGAAGACCTGGACTGCCGGTTAGAACTGACCCAAGAGGTTCTTCGCTTCTCGCAGACTTCCACCTACCACGATGACATTCTCGACACGATGGCCGACCAGATGCAGAACCGCGAAGGGGGAGTGACCTACGACCTCTACCCCGACGAACCGAAGGGCGAGAACGTCCCTGATTACATGCGCTCACGAGCGTTCACAGGCTTCGACCCAATCACTAAAGCAGCAAGGTTTCTAGGCGACAAGGAAACACCAGCGAGTGAGTGGTTCCACCCTGGAACCGGATTGTAAATGCCGAGCCACCAAGCCACAGAACCGCTGACTGAGAAAGAGAAGCAGCGCGTCCACGATCCGACCGACCGCTGGACGGATCAGTTTGCTCTAAAGACGGTCGTACAAGACTTCAACAAAGCGGCGAACTTTCGAGCGCAGAACCACGACCACAGATGGCGGAATGCCGATGAACTCTACCTAGCTTGGGTAGGGAGCAAATTCTGGCCGGGGACTCGGATTCCTCGTTCCAACTTGGGAGTATTTACCTCACTGACCCAAATCGAATCTCTTCTGCCACGGATGATGTCCACGCTGTTTGCCGACGCTCCAGGGTGGTTCTTTGCCGATGCCTTGCCTGGTACAGACCCAGCAGATGCCCGGCTTGTGCGAGAACTGATGATTGAACAGATGCGGCAATCACGCATTCGGGAAGTCTTTCGGCGGGCGTTCAAGAGCGCCTTCCTCTATGGCAATGGACTGATTGAATTGGGAATGCTCTACCAGAAAATTGACCGACCGTTCTTCCGAGTGGATTTCACTCCGCAGACCAGACGGGTTCGCCTGCCATTTCTGGGCGGAATAACTGTCACCCTTCCGACTGGAATCAACAAGCGGCGCATCACGGAAGAGACTCGCCAAGAGATCATCAACCGGCCATTCGCCAAGTCGGTTTCACTCAAGGATATTTACGTTGACCCCAACTGTTCCTCTCCACAACCGCAAGATGGTCGGTTCCTCATTAAACGCGCATTTATGACAGTGGATGAGTTGGACAGGTTGCGAGATCAGCCTGGGTTCAAGATTCCGCCCAAACTCCAACTCATTCTGATGGCAGAGAAGAAACTGACCACAGAGGGCGACCGCACAAAAGAAAGCATGGAGAATATCCGGGGAAACACCTGGACATCAAGCCAGGATACTTCCGTTGACCCAGGATCAAAACGTCTGGAAGTGTTGGGTTATTGGACAAAAGAACGGCATGTGTGGGCGTTGAATCGAGAACACACCGCTTACAACATCGCTAATCCGGTTGGGATCATTCCATTCTTTGATGTTTTCTACACCGACGTTCCAGATCGCTTCTACGGTCTGGCTGTAACCGATCTTGCCGAACCAGACCAGCGGTTGATTCAAGGGATCATCAACTCCCGCATAGACGAACTGGCTCTTATGATCCACCGGGGGATTATAAAGCGACGGGGACAGAGTATTCCTGCCTATATGCGGCGCCGTTTCCCAGGACGTGTTCTGGAAGTGGATGGAAATCCTCGTGACGAAATCATGCAAGAGGAAGTTCAGAATGTCACCCAACAGGCATTCCTTGAAGTTGACTTGGCTGAACGTCGAGCGGCGAAGTCAACCGGCGTTACCGATCTGGCTGTTATAGGGACTGGCGCTGGTAAGTTTGGGAATGCCGCTTCTCGCACTGCAACCGGAGTAAATACCCAGGCACAGGCTTCAGCTTCTCGACATGGGTATCTAGTAGAAAACAACGAAGATACCGTTGTCGAACCGATGCTGGGCTTGTGGCACAAGTTCAACACACTGTTTCTCGATCCCGATCAGGTGCAGGAGATCGTAGATACCAAAAAGGACATCCTTCAGATTGAGCCGGTGCGAATCAAAAATGCCCGCGTGAAGTTCGCCATGCGAGCCTCTTCTAAACTACAAGCGCGCGCGGGTTTGCTTCAAGTCCTTCCTTTAATTTTCGAGACAATCCTGAATCCTGCCTTGCTGACACTTCTAGCGCAGCAACAAGGCAAGACTGTGAACGTGGAAGAACTGGAAAACATGGTTCTCGACGCTACCAACTACCGTCCCAAGCAGGGACTCTTCCGTGACTTGACCGACGAGGAAAAGCAACAGTTAAACCAACAGCCGCCGGAAGAACAGACCCGGATGCAGATGCAGCAGGAACGACTCCAAGCACAAGGAACAATGCAACGAGAGAAACTGGATGCTGACCTTGAACAGTTGGTGACAGAGAAGATTCTGGAAGTGATTGCTCAACAGCAACAGGGCCAACTGACCGAGGGTGAATCCTAAATGCGTTGTGGAGATTGGTTCTCTAACACAGTTGACCCACTCCTTCGTCTTGAAACCTGTGGGCGAAATATATCTTGGCCGCTTGGGAAATATATTGTCGTAGATCGTAGCAAGGGTGGGACGCACGACTTAAAGTACGCAATCTGTATAGATTGCGAAGCAGAAACGTACAAGTCCACATACTTGCCGTGGCCGGATGAAAACCGCAATGGCTGAGGAACTGACGTATGAGCAAATGCAGGACGAGCAGCGCGAGGAACAACTGGCAGACCAGTACGAACAGCTTGTGTCTCAACCAGGATGGATACTGTTCCTCTCCCATGTGGACGAATGGGTTAAGACGGCCCTGGAGCGAATGGAAGCGAGCGAGTCCAACGATCCAACCGTCACGCAGAGTTTGACTCAGGTGTGGAAACAGCGGCGGTTGTTGAGGGAATTTATTCGGATTCATGTTGAGCGGACGGTAGAATTGGTGAAGGAGAAGCGCAAGGAAGACAACTCATTCCTTCTCAAACGCCAATTGCAAGTCCGACAGGCTTTCAAGGAACACGAACTCTAAACAAGGAGAAAAGACAGTGGCCGAAGATACCAAAACCAAGGAAGTGACCGCCGGAGAAGTTACCAAGGCGATGGAACAAACCACAGCCAGCGAAGAAGTGGTGTTGAAGACGAAAGGCGGAGAAGTCTTCAAGGGCAAGAACTGGGAGGAAGTCGCCCAAAAAGCAGCGCAGGCAAAGGAAGATACCGGAACTGCGCTTCGTGACCGGGAAGGCCAAGTCCGCACCCACGAATCCACGATTGCTGACTTGCAGAAAGCGACCGAAGAACGGCGAGAAACCACCAAAGCATCCACCTCACCGCAGTTCGGGCAACAGGCGTTCCTCACCCAGGTCGAAACCGACGCGCCCGAAGCTATTGCCTCTGCCCTTGCTCATACGCTTGGGTATGAGAATACGGACGAGCTGAGGAAGGATTTCAAAGGAATCCAAGAAGCCACCGAAAGCTACAAAGAGAACTATCACATCGCGGTTTTCTCTCAACGTTGCCCGGACTATCCCGGCGGGGAAAAGCCTTCCGCTGCGCTCATGCAGGAATTGAAAAATCGTGGAGTGGACTTCACCGCCGACAACTTGGAAAACGCCTGGAACCAGATGAAGCGGTCGGGAGACTACAAGCCTCTGGAAATCAGCGAACAAGAAACAGGCACCACACCAAGAACCACGGCACCGGCTCACTTGGAAGGGACTGGCGGTGGTGGAGGGGGAAAGAGCGCAGACGAAGAAATGATGGAGAAATTCGACAACATGACTGTCGAACAACAGGAAGTCTTTATGAAGTCACCGGAGTATGCAGCACTGGTCGAAAGAACCCAAAAGCAGTGACCGACATCTTCTTCTGCCCTACGCCGGAAGAGGCCATGACTGACATACGGCTTGGCTTCTTGATGACGTGTGTCTCCCGCTGGGAGAGTGAGCCAGACAGTACGCTCAAACAGATTGAGCCGACCATCAAGGATTACCAAGTGATGCGGCGGGTGTTGGCGGATGAGCGGGCCACTACCAGCATCTACGTTTGCGCGGATGATGACTGCCTGCCAGAATCGCAGCCATTTGTTCGCAGAGTGATAGAG